AAAAAATGGGTTTGGTTGAATTAGTGCAAGAAGTTGTTGAAGAATTACCAGAGGAAATAGATGAAGTGGTGGAAAGCATTGCGGCACTAAAGGGAATGGCAGGCGTAGGGTCAAATGCAAAGAGCAACCACGGCTATAACGTAGGCGAAGAAGGCTACCAAATTACACCAAGAAGTATAGTAGCAAGGCAACTTAGAAAACTACAAGATTTAGGCAAATAAGATTAGGGCCTTAGGGTCCTTTTCTTTTAAAATAATTAGATGTATCAAGTAAAAAGTCAATGGGACACACTTGAAACTTGCGTAGTAGGCAGAGTGTTCCCTCCACAAGTGTTTGACTTTATAAAAGACAAAACACTTAGAAATAAATTTACAACACTTATAGAAGAAACTTCAGAGGACTTGGATAACCTCGCAAACTATCTGCACGACAAATTTGCTGTGAACGTTATACGACCGTGGATAGACGATGACCTAGATGTATATCGTGTGGAAAATGGATACATGATCCCACCTATTGCTCCTAGGGATTTTATGTGTATGATTGATGATACAATGTATTATCCAGGTATAGGTAACAAAAATTATTTGCAAAATAGTTTTGATAGCAGTGTATGTACATGGGAAGAACATGTATGGAGGGATCAGAGAACGTATAACAAGAAAATACGTTTCTTTGATAATGTGTTTGCACATATGCTGGATCAAGGAAACAATGTAGTTGCAAGTCCATTAGATTATTTCAATAGCAGTTTCATAGCCAGACTTCCGGATAAACTAATTGTAGGTACACAACACACTAACGATGACAGAGTAGCAATTAAATCACAATGGGAGCAAATGTTTCCTCACAAACAAATATTTGTTAAAGACACAGAAGGTCATGCTGATGCAACTTTTTGTCCTGTAAATGAACATCTAATTATTACTGCTTTTGATGGCATTGATTATAGCGACATGCTATCAGATGCAGAACTATTATACATTCCGCCAGAAATTACATTCTACGATGATGAGTTTGCAAATGCTATTCATTTAGCAGAGGGAAAATGGTTCTTAGAAGGAATGGAGCATGATCAGCATCTTAGAGATATGGTAGAACATTACTTTAGTAATTGGGTAGGCGAAGCACACGAATCTGCATTTATGATAAACATTCTTATGATAGATGAACACAACGCAGTAGTAAACAGCGATAATGACACAGTACGTAATGCAATGGCAAAGCATGAGATTGAACTACATGTTGTACCATTTAGACATAGATTCTTTTGGGACACAGGCACACATTGCCTAACACAAGACCTGAATAGAATTTCAAAATAATCACAATTTTTTATTTGACAAGATAAATAAAAATGTCATATACTATGTTACATAGTATGTGAATAGGCACATACAAGGCTAAGACAATAGGCACATATAGGAGAAAATATTATGGCAACATCTTTGGCAGAAATCCGCGCAAAACTTAAAGCGCAAGAATCACGCAGTGAGCGTACAGGCGGCGGCGACAACGCAATCTTCCCACATTGGAATATCCCAGAAGGCAGCACAGCAGTTGTGCGTTTCCTTCCAGACGGCAATCCAGATAACACGTTTTTCTGGGCAGAACGACTAATGATTCGTTTGCCGTTCAATGGAGTTAAGAATGATATGAACAATCAGAATCAAGTCGTTGTACAGGTTCCGTGTGTAGAAATGTGGAACGAAACTTGTCCAATCCTCACTGAAGTGCGTGGTTGGTTCAAAGATAGTTCATTGGAAGAAATGGGACGCAAGTACTGGAAAAAGCGTTCATATATCTTCCAAGGTTTTGTACAAGAAAACCCAATGCAAGAAGACAGCCCTGAGAATCCAATCCGCAGGTTTGTTATTTCGCCAAGCATCTACAACTTAATTAAAGATGCACTAATGGATCCGGACATTCAAGAAATGCCCACTGATTATACACAAGGATTGGACTTCCGTATTACTAAGACAACAAAAGGTCAGTATGCGGACTATTCAACAAGTAAGTGGGCACGTAAAGAAACTGCTCTTACAGAGTCACAAATGGCAGCTATTGAAACACATGGCTTACATGATTTGAGTGAGTTTCTTCCAAAGCGTCCAACTGAAGTAGAGTTGAATGTAATTAAAGAAATGTTTGAAGCAAGTGTCGATGGTCAACCGTATGATGTTGAACGTTTTGGCCAGTATTACAGACCATATGGTGTGGATGCTCCAGCGAGTTCCTCAACAGCGTCTGCTCCGGCAGCTCCAGCACCAACTGCTTCAGCAGCCCCTACACCAGCACCAGTAGCAAATCCTGCACCAGTAGCAGAAGCGGCTCCTGCTCCTGCTCCGCAGAGTGAAACAGTTGAAGCTCCTGCGGCACCAACAGCAGGTGAAGGTGAAAACAAGCGGGCTGAAGACATCCTTGCGATGATTCGCAATCGTCAGCAGTAAGCATAAGTAAGGGCAAGCGGCAAAAGTCGCTTGCCTATTCTAACATGGAAGGAAGTTTCGATGGCAAAGCCGTTTGACGTAAGTAAATTTAGAAAAGATATTACAAAAAGCATTGATGGATTAAGCATCGGCTTTAATGATCCAACAGATTGGATTAGTACAGGCAGTTATGCACTTAACTATCTTGTAAGTGGTGATTTCCGTAAAGGCGTGCCTATGGGCAAAGTTACTGTGTTTGCAGGCGAATCGGGTGCAGGTAAAAGTTATTTTGTATCAGGCAACATTGTTAAACATGCACAAGAGCAAGGTATTTTTGTTGTACTAATTGATAGTGAAAATGCACTTGATGAAGCGTGGTTACATGCACTTGGTGTAGATACAGATGAAAGTAAACTACTAAAACTTAGTATGTCAATGATTGATGACGTAGCAAAAACAATCTCAACATTTATGAAAGACTATAAAGCAATGGCGGAAGAAGAACGCCCAAAAGTATTGTTTGTAGTCGACTCGTTGGGCATGCTTCTTACTCCAACAGATGTTGATCAGTTTGACAAAGGTGACATGAAAGGTGACATGGGTCGTAAGCCTAAGGCATTGACTGCACTTGTTCGTAACACAGTAAACATGATTGGCAGCTATAATGTTGGTATGGTATGTACTAACCACACATATGCATCGCAAGATATGTTTGATCCAGATGATAAGATCTCTGGTGGACAAGGTTTTATCTATGCATCATCCATTGTGGTTGCTATGAAGAAGATGAAACTTAAAGAAGATGCAGACGGTAATAAAGTTACTGACGTAATGGGCATTCGTGCAGGTTGTAAGGTTATGAAAACACGTTACGCAAAACCGTTTGAAGGTGTGCAGGTAAAGATTCCATATGAGACAGGAATGGATCCTTATAGCGGGCTTGTTGATATGTTTGAGAAAAAAGGTCTTCTTACAAAACAAGGCAATAGACTCAAGTATACAAAAGCAGATGGCGAAGAGATGCTTGAATTTAGAAAAGGTTGGACTGGCGATAAACTTGAAGTAATCATGCAAGACTTAGAAGGTGTAGATTTGCTAAGTATAGACGATACACCTGTTGAAGTTATTGATGAAGAAACAGGCGAAGTACTAGAGGAAACAACTACAAATGAATGAAGAAGTTAAGTTAGTTTACAACATACTTAAACAATACATTCCGCAAAAAGACTTGCAGACAGCAGTTGATCATCTTGCTGATGATTTGCAAGAAGTAATGGATGAACAAGAGATGTATGCACTTGCACGTATAGACAAATACTTTAAGAGTGCAGTAGATGATCTGTTGGGCGAAGAAGATGACTTTGGCTACGACGACGAGGATGAATATTGAGTCAGTGGTATACAAGAGTAAGCAATAATATTGCTGAAATACCTGCTTTTATAGGATTCTATGAAAGTGAGTTAGAGGAAGCAAGATTAGAGTGCGGTGTAAAAGGTATTGTTGAACGCAATATATCTGCACTGCCTGGAATCACAGAGCATCGTTTCAATCAATTACAAGAGATTGAAGCGGTGCTCAATATGCTTAATATACAACTTCGAAAAATTAGACGTAAACACTTTCAAAAATATTTAGAAGGTTATGCCCGGGCACTTACAAGTAGAGATGCTGAAAAGTATGTTGATGGTGAGGATGAAGTAATTGACTTTGAACTTATTGTAAATGAAGTTGCATTGCTACGTAATAAATGGCTAGGCATTATGAAAGGCTTAGATGCTAAACAATGGCAAATGGGCCACATTGTAAGATTGCGTACAGCTGGTATGGAAGATATTAGGATAGACTAATGCGTGACGTTGCACAAAGCCACCTACATAGTTTACTTGCATTAGAAATACTAAACGGTTTTGATGATTTTAAAGAAAGCATTGGAGCAGTTGCGGATTTAGGATGTGGCAAAGGCAATGATTTAGAGTACTGGGCAAACATGACAACCCTTAACGAAGACGGTGAACCTGGTGTGCCACTAAATTTAGAATGTGTTGGTTTTGATAAGAATATACCTAGTACACCACAAAGAGATAATATTACATATATCAAGCATGACTTGAACAGCAAAAAAGCAATACCATATGACAAAAAATTTGATGTAATTTGGTGTCATGATGTTATGCAATATATCTATAGTCCTGTTGAATTTTTAGGCAGGGTAAACCGTGCAATGAACTTAGGCGGCATGCTTTATCTAAGTGTGCCTAGTACTGTAAGCACTATACATAATATTTTTCAAAACTATACACCACCTATGCACTATAGCACATTTACTGTCTCTCAGATTTTATATTTACTGGTACTAAATGGTTTTGACATTAAAGATTTTTATTTAGACAAGCACAAGCATGAAGATGAGATACAAGTAATTGTATATAAGGAATCAGAGCCGCTAGATTACGACACTAGTTGGTATAAGTTAGTAGATTTAGATTTACTTGATGATAATATGAAAGAGATTGTATTGCGTAATGGAATACTTACAGACCAAGGTGTAATTACAAAATGGATAGATGGCACAGTACATGACTTTAGATGGCACTCATAAAAAAAGCGGAGCAAAAGCTCCGCTTTTATTTTGGCTAAATTTAACTTAGAAAGTTAAAGCAATTCCAAAGTTATATGATGTGCCTTTTTCATCTGTAAGTGCGCCACCTGTTTGCTTTTCTTCATAGTCTGTCATTGTAGCATGTACATTTAGACCTGGTGCAATATCTTTAGCAATTGTAATTGCTGTTTCGTTAAATTCATAACCTGCATCCATTTCGTCTTCTGCTTCTGCCATGTGAGCTGAAACATCAAGTTCACCTAAACCAAATGCAACGCCTACACTGTTACCTGTATAGTCATATGTGTTAGCATCATCTTCTTGTACATTTTGTGCAAGAGTAAGTGTTACACCGTTAGCTGTGTAGCTAGCGCCATATGACTTAGTAGTTTCGCCTGTGTTTGCTGTGCCGTTGTCTGCAACATTTTCTTGTGCATACTGTACAGTAAGACCGCCAGTTGTATATGACAATCCAGCACCTGTTGTGTCTTGCTTACTTGCAGTACCTGCATCTACAAAACCAACACCCAGCTTTACACCAGCAATCTCTGTATGATAGCTAACACCATTTTCTTCGTTAGTTGCACCAATAGCTTCGCCACCTGTGTATTCAATTGTGCCTGTGCCATGATAATCATCGCCTGCAACACGACCATCGATTGAATATGAATCAGCGGCACTGTTACCACCAAACACTAGCTTACCAAAGTCACCTGCAATATACATGCTTGTGCCATCTGTGTCATGTGAGCCATCTTCCATGTCAAGAAGTGTAGCACCCATTTCCATACCATTTTCTAGTGTTGTTTTTGCTTTGATTGTGACGGTGTTATCTACATCCATCTTTGAGTTATTAGCACCGCCTGTGTCAGTTGCATCGTCACTCCATGTCTGGTAATCAAATGTGCTTTTACCTGAGATAGTGATATCAGCCGCAACAGCAGGTGTTGCTAGAACTGCCAATACGGCAGTAGTAGTCAAAAGTTTTTTCATTTTTGGAAATTTCCTTGCTTATTGTGATACTTAGGTAGTAATACTACCACCATTACTTATCGTTGTATACTGCAATACTACAACAATATGAGCAATAAATCAATAAAAAGTGTGTGATATTTGCAACACTAAAGAAAGTTTCTCAGTCTACGCCATTGATCCTGTATCTCGTCGGGATAATATTCTACATAGCACAGCTTGTTAATCCACTCTTCTCTATCCATATAACGTAGTGCATCGTGCGCACTGCCCATGTCATATGCAAGACTACTTTCACTAACTACTGCAGGCACACCATGTATTACACTTGTAAGTCCAGCATTACTACTATGACTCACTGTATAATGAGTATGTTTGAGCATGTGTTCTAAATCAAAACTGTCATAGGTTTCTTGTATGTGCTTTGGAATATTCCATGTTACACCTTGGTCCTTATACCATGACTGATCACATGCCCAATGTAATCCTTCTCTAAAACGTGGATGGCTTCTAACTACAATTGGTTTATCACTAAACTGTCTAATGGCATCTATAGTCTGCTTGTAATATGTATCCATATCAGGCATGTGTCTCCATTGTTCACTATGCCCATGTTGTCCACATATTAAACTATACTCTCCCTCGTCTCGCCAAGGCTTCAATTCGATGCCTAGCTTTTTACGTCTCTCGTCACCTACAATATCTGGTATTGCAAAATTTGCATCTCTATTGATCCCGTTTATACCCAACTTCCATGTACCGTTGCGTATAAGCCCGCCCACTTCTATGACAATGACTGGCTTGCCTTGTTCTTTATATCTTTCCCAAATTTGTTTATTGCCGCCCATGCGTCCAAACCAAAGCACACTCCATATAAGTGCAGCATCGCCTTCGCCGTTGGTAATAATCTCGTCTGTTGAACCAATGGCTTCTAAAACTTGAGGATAAACTTCTTTAGCATTGTTAGGTAAATTATTTGGAAAGTGACATATTTTCATAGAGAAACAAAAACCTTATAAATAGTTATATGCGTACATTATCAGTATTT